ATTGGGGTCTGCCGCATGCGGCCAGCATCGCGCATGCGAGGAATGGGACCAATAGGACGTATGGGACCGATGGGAACTTGTTCATGGTGGGGCCTCCTTTTCAGTGAAATATTGCGGCACATCCTCTTAGTGTAATAAAGAAGAGGAACAATCCCACGGCTATGGTTAAGGCGGAGACGATGAGGTTGATGGCGCTAATGCCCAAGCATCCCAGAACGCCTAGTGCCGTGGCTGCTTTGTCCTCGAAATTATGTCCCATTGTTCGCCCCTCCCGTTCTGTGTTTGATCCGCACGATGTGTCCTATTATACACCTTTCGTCTAACCGTGGGGGTACAAAGAATGTCAATCATCCGCGCGACTGATCTTGAACCGCTCAACCGCATCCCGAATGCCCGGGAGGCCGTCGAAAAGGGCCTTGGCCGACGAAGCCAGTTCTTCGAGCCGGTAATCTTGGGTGAAGCTCTCATTGTCGAGACACTTCGCCAATGCCCTAAGTTTTGCCGCAACCGGCGCAAGGGGTGAATCCATAGGGCCGTAGTGTGGGGGTGTTTCGCGGACACGTTCCTGTTGCGCCGTCACGGCGGGACCATGCGCGTCGATGTACTCCATCAGGGCCTCCATGTGGTCGTGACCCAGGGGGCCTCCGCAAAGAAACCGACTGTATCCCTGTGGGGACATAGTTAGAGTTCTGGCTACGAATGCTTGATTTACACCCGTCTCCGCGTGCCACGATTTTGCTTTTTCCCGCTTTTGGTTTTTCGTCATCTTCAACACCACGTTTATAATATACCACTATAAGATGCGAAACGTCAAGGGGTTGTCTTGAATTCTTCCAACGTAACTTTTTCGTTGACAAAACTAGACGATGCGTTTATAATCAACTTAACGTTGACGAGGGCGAATCAATGAGATTTGGACAGCCAAGACCTATAACCCGACGACCCGACGACATGAAATCAGGTCGTGGACGCCTAATTCGTTACCGCGAACGCGAGGGTTTGACCCTCGCGGCTATGTCCGAACGGACCGGGTTGTCCGTTGGGTATCTCCACTATCTTGAGGTGGGGACGCGACGGATCACGAAAGACACAGCCGAGATCCTGGCCCCATTCCTTCGCTGTCAGCCGCACAAACTACTTGACTGGAACCTTGCCCCCGCCTCTTCCAAGAAATCCAACGGCAAGGGACAGAAACGCATGGCGAAAGTAGGGAAGGTTTCGGCTGACGGGCTTCCGGTGGAGGTGGCGTGATGCAGAAGGACAATCCGAGTCCTTGGGGCATGTTCGTGGGCTATCGGCTTGAGGCGTTTGCGCGGGTGTTGCGGGCGAGTGTTCGGTCGAAGGGGAAGGTTCGGCGGGTGGCGGAGATTGTGTGGGGCCGGCACGGGGGAACGACGGTGTTGCGGCAGATGATGGCCGGGAACAAGGTTCCGAGTGTTGAGGTATTGCTGAAGTTGTGCGTGGCGATTGGGCGGAGTCCGAACGAAATGCTTGGATGGGAGGAGTAAATACGAATGGCTAATCCAGAAGGGCGCCAGTCAACGGGATCGGTTCAGTGGGTCGACAAGGACTACCAGAGGCGGCGCGAGTTTGTGTGCGAGTTAATTCCTGAACCTGCCGGGTACGACCGGATGGTGATGGAACAGTCCATCGTCGAATCGGCGCGCCGGTTGGCGGAAACGATTGTGGCCGCGTTGCCCGCTACGGACGATTGCCAGGACATCCTAGATCTCCTGGTAATGGTGGTCACCGACACGGTGAAACGGATTGACGCCGAGAGAGTGGTCAAATAACCAAGAGGGTGACGGGATGCCACTAAGTGCTTTGGAAGTAAGGGACATGTTGTGTGCGATGGGGTTTGCGGACTGGCTGGGGCTCGTCTCGCTTTCGGCGCAAAAAGCGCAAGAGGGGTCTGGCGTACTGGAACGGGATTACACGCGCGGGCACGGCGTGGCCGACAGGCAACCGACGTGTATTCCTCGTTTCGACCGCCCGCTAAAGCATCCCGGGATGAAGATCTGTAGTCGGTGCGGCCGGTTGCGGGGTGTGCGCCTGTTTGACGGGCATGGGACGATTTGCAAGGAGTGCCAGGGCGGGAAGTGCGGTAAGAAGGGTGGCGATGGCAGGAAACCGACCTTGGCGGAAACGGACGCATGAAGAGCGGCCTGAGTGTCCGCAGCGAGAGGAAGTGGTCCATGACGGCGTTTATCACCCGACGCGATGCGGCGCTGCGGCTCAAGGTGTCGATCGACACGATCGACAGGTTGATAAAGCGGGGGGAGTTGAAAGTGGTGTTCGTGACGGTGCGACGCCCGAGGATCTTGGAGTCGTCGTTGGTGGCGATGCTGGCGCGGAGGCAGGGTTTGATCGATGCGGAGCAACGGCGCGCGCGGAAAATCGAGAGGTTGCGGGCGGGCGAAACGCTGACGTCCGTTATTGGAAACACGGACTAGGACGGACAGGGAAAGGAGTTCACGATGGGAACCGTATTGTTTTCAGGGAAAATAGGGCCGTGGAACAGGTCCGAGCTTGGCGTTGGTGCGGCCCTAGAGGCGCATAGGGCCAGGGTGGAGACAATCCAGAGGCATCGTAACGTGGCCGACGAGATTTTGATCCAGGAGTTTGTGGACAGTGGGTCTTGTCCACCGAAGCTGGGTGGCGCGTTGAAGAGGATGATGACGCGCGCGGTGTCGGCGGAAGGGCGGTTGCCGGGGTGATGATTTTTGGCGCTGGTCCGGGAGTGGCAGGGTTTAGCTTCCCCCATTGGATTGGACTTCCGGCGGCTCAAAAAGAACTGTGATGTCGATTCGGTTCTGCTTCCGGCTGGCGCCGATTGATGGAATGGGACGTATGGGAAAAAGGAGTGCCCCCGGGGTGGTGTAAACCCCAGGGGCTGGACGGAACGACGCACTAAGATAAGGAGATTCTATCATGGCGAGTGCAAAAACGCAAGACCCGTTCGACGATGTTTTGGAACCGCGAAAGAAGTCGGTGAACCCGGTAAAGGGTTGGGGAGAGAACCCGCAAGAGGTCATGTTGGGGATCAAGGAGGTGATACCGCCCGAACTGGTCGAACACATTTGTCCCTCGGTGGAGATCGAGGTGGTGTTGAATGGGGCGTTGATGCGGCTGCGCTTTGAGGACCTGGATCCGCGGGAAGTAGTGCCGTTGTTGCGGGCGATGGATCCGGGGGTGAAATTCCGGGATGCGTTTCCGATGAAGGGCGGACCTGGTCGTGAGACGAAGAAGGCGCGCGTGCTGGTGATCAATGCGCGGGTCACGGATAGCGGCAAATTCATCGATGTTGTCGCGCAAAACGGTGACGATATCAGTGTGAGTGTGTCGAGGAAAAACGCCGATGGGTTCGTGGATGCGGTGAAGGCCCTGAACCGGCTGGGCGGAGAACACCTAGCTAAGTTGGAAAAGGCATTTGCCGACAAGGGTACGGTAACGATCATCCTGAAGGAACCCGAGCAGTTCGGCGTTGCGTATTGGGTCTCGGATGATGGACGGCCCTTTGCGGAGTCGTTCGAGGCGAATCCGCCGGCGTTGGTGGCGGACGCGGAGAAGGGGGTCTGACATGAAACCGCTGGAGCTGCAAGGGAAGATCCGGGATATTCTGTGGGCGTTTCGTCATCAGTTGAGTGCGGACCAGATAGATTCGCTTGATACGGCGTGTCTGGTGTTGGGCGACGTGGAGGATCGGGTACAACTCGAGGATCGGAATTGGCGCGTCCGTGGATTCGGGCGGGCGTTGGAAGGGGTTAAGGCATGACGATACAGAAAGAGGTGCGCTGGTGTGATTGGCCTCTCCCGGAGCATGCGAGGGAACTGGACGAGTTGGCAAAAGTTGGCGCGCGGTGTGACGCCTGGCGCCAGTTCATGAAGTCGGAGGCCCTGGCGGTTATCAAGATGTCGGTTAATCCGTTTTGCTGGTTTAACGCGTGGGAGAACTTCGACCGGCTGATCCTGGAGTTGGACTGTGGGGAGGGGGAACTTCGGGCGGCGATCAACGATCGGCTTCGACCCCAGTACAAGGAGTGCTCGTACGGGTTTAAGCGGATGGACATTTGGGACTCGCGGTCGTGGTGTACATTGCCGCTGGAATGGTTTGTGGAGGGCATGGCGGGATTTGGCGCTTCTCGCAACGGGAAGCGTCCGGACTGGCCGGAGACGGTGTTGACGCACAACGATATGCCGGTGTTGCAATTTGGGATCAAGTTGCCTTGGACGGTCGGGCAGGAGTGTTTCTGGATGGAACACAAGATAAAGCGCGATCCATGGGGTAGTAGCACGCTGGAATGGCGGGAGGCGTTTATGTTTTTTGACCATCCCGATATCGACAAACGTTTCAAGGGCCGACGGTGGGCGGCGGATGGAAAGTTCGCCGTGGCGGCGACGCGATCGGAGATGGAGGAGGCATTGTGGGAGGTGGTGCTGGCGAAGTGCAAGACGAGCCTAGTGACGGTTGTCGAAGGGCCGTTCGGAAAGCTCCCAAAGAAAGGCAAAGCCAATGGATGCCAAGGCGCGGTTGATCGTGTTGGATGTGGAGACGTACCGAACGCGTGACGAACGGGCGGTGCAGCGGGTGACGCAAGAGATCCTGGAGAAGCGTCCAGCGCAAAACACGCGGGTGGACGTCAAGGCGATGTGGGACACGGAGGAGGCCAGGGTTAAGCGGGTGCAGGATGCGTTGGAGCGGACGTCGGTGGACGTGTTGTTGGCGGAGGTGCTGTGTGTGTCTTTCGTGCTGGATCCGCCTCGGGACCCGGGTGATCTGGAGAGGAAATTTCAAGACGAAACTCTGATATGTGGAACATACTGGATCGATGAGTCGGAGGCGGCGTTGCTTGCGCTTGCGGGTTATTGGGATGAATGCACCGGTCCCGAGACGGTGTGGGTCGGTCATAACGTGTGCGGGTTCGATCTGCGGGTTCTGTTGAATGGGTGGCGGCGTCATCGTATCCGGCCGCCGAAGCATTTCCCGTCGTTTGTGAACGGTCGGTGGTTGGGGAGGGTGTACGACACGATGTTGCGGACGCCGTGCGCGAACGGGCTGGGGTTCGTGTCGTTGGAGGACTCGTGCGCGGCGTACCGGGTCCGGTTGCGCGAGGTGATGTGGGGGGGAGAGCCCGTGGACGGCAGCCGGGTCGGGGAGATGTACCAGGCGGGGGAGACCGACGTGATTCAGAAATACTGCATGGACGACGTCGTATCGACGGCGGACCTGTACATGTCGATGACGTGTGGGGACAAGTGGGGCACGTGGGACGCGGGGAATGCGGTGGCGGAAGCGGTGTCGGAGATTGAGGGGGATGGTGGGTTGACGCCGGCGCAAAAGGCGTTGGCGATCATGACGGTGCTGGATCGTGCGGGGCTGGTGCCGCGGGTCAGGGCGGCGTAGTGCGGGCGGATGGGATGTATGGGACAAATGGGAAAGCGGACGCGACGACATGAACGATGAACCGAAGATTGCGATGTTCGGCAACATCCCGGTTGAGGTGGTCTGTGGCATTGCCAAGGTGTTTGAGAAGGCGTTTCCGGGGTCGATTGCGTGCAACGGGCCACCCGCGGCAGCGGAAGGGTTTCCCGGCGCGACGATTGTGTTTTTACCCGCAGGGAATGCCGGTCCAGTAGCGGAAAGGACGGGGTTATGAACGAGAATGGGCGGGTGGACGCGTACACGTTGAAGGTCAAGAACTTCAAGTGCATCCGGCAGGTGGAGATTGACCTGACGAGCGGGGACATTATTCAGATTCGGGGGGACACGGCGCAGGGCAAGAGCGCCGTGTTGGAAGCCACGGAGGCGTTGTGGGCGGATTTCGTGGATCCCGAATATGTGCGGCATGGGGCGGACAAGGCGGAGATTGAGCTTCGGTGCGACGAAGCGACAATCACGAGAATTATCCCGGCGATCGTGGAGGGGGATCTTACTCGGAAGAAGAAGATCGGGACGACGCTGGTGTCGGATCCGAGCGGTAAGCCGATGCAGGAGGGGGTGGAGTTCCTGAAGGCGATATTTGGCCGGACGGCGTTTCGGATCGTGGAGTGGGTGAAGCTGGGTGGCGGGGACGCCAAGGGGAAGACGGAGCGATTGAGGCAGCAGCGGGACACGTTGCTCAATGCGTTGCCGGTGACGCTGGACATGACGGAGGTTACGGGGCAGTTGCGGGCCATGGGCGAGGAATTCCTTGCCGGTATGAAGGACGTGAACCGGGACGGAGTTGACTATACGCATCATGCGTTCATCGTGTGCGACTCGCTGAGGGATGCGTGTTCGCGTCATTTGACGGTGGTGAACGCGATGGCGGACGACGCGAAGAACCGGTTGGAGCTCGTGCCGGCCCCGAAACATGCGGCCCCGTCGATGACGGCCAAAGAGTGCGAAGAATCCGAACGTGTGACAACGGAGGCGTACCACCAGGCGAAGGCGATGACAGGCAACCGGATGACGTTTCGCGTTCGGTACGAGGAACTCAAGGAGAAGGTCGAGGCTGAGGCGGAGAACATTCCGGACAAGGAGAAGTTGGAGGCCACCGAGACGCATTACCGTGAAGTGTTGTCGAGCACCGAGGCGGTCTTGGCGGATCTGGAAGGGCAGGTGAGGGCGCAACGGGTGTTGGTGGAGGAGACACGGGAGAAGGTGGCGCGATGTGAGGACCTGGCGACCCGTGTGCGAGTCCAATCAGGCCGTGTGGCGGATTTGGCGCGGTTGAAGGGTGAATTGGACGGCGACGCCGGGGACGTGGACCTGGAGGCGCTGGAGAGGGCGATGCGACAGGCTAAGGTCCTGACGGAGTCGCGGAAGGCCCAGGACGCGCACGATGGGTCGGCGGCGATCTACGTGAAGATGCTGGAGAGGTCCAAGATTCACAAGAGGTTGGTTGAATTCTTCCGGGACGATATGCCCCGGGATCTGATTCAGAGGGCGAAATTGCCTGTTCAGGGATTGGGGGTCGATGGGGACAAGATCACCATTCACGAGACCCCGTTGCACCTGTTGGGGACCTCGGAACAGATTAGGATCGGTGTGTCGCTGATCGCCGCGATGAACCCGCGTTGTCCGTTCTTGCCGGTTGACCAGGCGGAGAGTCTGGGGCGCGAGGACCGGATAGCGCTGGCCCAGACGGCTAAGGAGCTGGGCTTGAAGTTGATCATGTCGTTTGTTGATGCGGACGCGGTCCCGGGACCCGGGGTGACGGTGATGCGGGACGGGATGGCGGTTTAAGGGGCAACCACGGAACAGACGGAAGACACGGAAAAGGACCTATGGGACGGATGGGACCTATGAAGAGAGAGAATCCGGGACCGAGTTCGCGGAAGTGTCCGAACTGCGGGCGTTGGCAGTTTACGCGGCGTGCGGGATGGACGGATGGTTGGCACGCGTATGTGATCTGGGCGTGTTGCGACCATCGGCAGGAATTCGAGGTGGCGCAGTGCGAACCGAGAGGAGGTATTGACGATGCTGGCTGTGCAGTTGGACTTTTTTGACGGGGTGGCGGGTCCGCCGTCGTGGGTGCGGCGGGTTGCGGCGGAGGAGGAGCACCGGCAAACGTGTTTGCGGGACCGGGTGTTTCGGCTGATGCGGGATGGCGTGTGGCGGACGTTGCCGGAGATGGTCGAGGTCGTGGGCGGCCTGAGCACGGGGGTGTCGGCGAAGTTGAGGGATTTGCGGAAGCGGGAGTATGGCGGGCATATCGTTGTGGCGAGGCCCAAGGCCGGGTCGCGGCGTGGGTTGATGGAGTACAGGGTCGAGGAAACAAGGTAAGGAATTACCGCAGAGAACGCAAAGAACGCAGAGAGGAGGTGGTAAAGATGGTCGACAGAGGATTGATGGCGATCGCGGTGGAAGGGATCGGCGAGGGCCGGTTTCTGGATGAGGCGAACGCGCAGTTGGGCAAGATGACGGACGACATGATTGCGCGGTCGACGGTCTATGGGACCTGGACCGTGACGTCCGAAACGACGATCACGCGGGACCCGGAGAACCCGGACAATCCCATGGTGGATTGGACGGTGAAATGGAAATGTCCCGGCGCGAAGGGCATGGCGTCGCGGGCGTTCCTGGACCGCGACACGGGCACGTTGTTGATTTCGCGGCATGGGATCGACGCGCGGCAGCGGACGTTGCACGACGTGGAGGGTTTCGAGGGCAAGGTGGATGTGACGCCGATTCGGAACGGCAAGAAGGCGCAAACGTAAAGGACATCAGCGACTACAAGGACAACAAGGACATAGAGCAGAAAGGATACGGTTATGGATGTGACGAAGGAGTTGTTGGACCGGATGATGCAGGTGGGCGCGAGCAGTGTGCCCGCGGTTCTGGTCTACGAGGACGAAACGAGGAAGGTGATGCGAGTCGTCAAAACGAACGGCGACCTGGAGTTGGTTGACTTCATGAAAGAGCCGCCGGCGCGGGACCATGGGTTTTCGAGCCTGGAGGGATTTTTGGAGTATCTGAACAGTCCGCATTGCACGCACGATTCGGGCGTGGTCTTTGTGGGCAACGACATCGTCGCGGATCTCAACTATCGGAACGTCGTGCCGCATCGGGCCGGGGTCGAACTGAAACTGTCCGCAGAATATATGGCGTTGGGGATGTTGCTCGACAACCCATTGCTACAGAAGGATCTGTGGCGGATGTTGGTGACACAATTGAACGGGTGCATTGCCCCGTCGTTGTTGCTGGCCATCTCGCAGATCCGGGTAAAGGCATCCGACGAGAGCAGCGTGAAGATCGCCCTCACGGGCCTAAGCGATCGCCAGGCGGCGGCGTCGGTGAGCGTGCTGTATCCGGACCCGAGCGGCAAATGCGATCAAACGGCCAATATCCCGGTGGACTGGGATTGGACCGGCCGGTTGTGGGAGCCGTTCGATCACGAGACGGTGATTCAGTTGCGCCTTGAGGTGGTGGTGGCGGACGGTCTTCGGTTTCGGTTCCATGCGGCGAATATCGAGCGGGTGCAGCGGTCGGAGCGTCAGGCGCTGGTGGAGAAGATCCGTGGCGCGCTTCCGTCGCAGTTCACGTGTTACGAGGGTACTCTGTAGTCGATGAGAGCAAGGAGGGCGCCTGGGTCAGGGGGGGGCGCCCTCCGAGATGTGGTGGGAGACGGTTCCGTGGCGAAAACGAGTAAGGCGGCACACGAAAAACCGGGATTCTATTTTTTCCCCCGAGATTGGTTGAGCGATTGTCAGTTGAGAGCTGTTTCCTGGGCGGCTAAGGGGTTGTGGGCGGACATGCTGTGCAGAATGCACCACCAACGGCCGCAAGGGGTGTTGCCGGGCGGGCTGGAAGAGCTGGCGCATCTGATGGGGGTACAGTTTGGCATGTCTGGGCACTGGGCGGAGGATGTGTTGCCGCTGATTCGGGAACTGGACGAGGCGGCGGTGTTCAGCCGTGGATCGACGGTTCCAGGGTCCCTGGATGCGAACGCGATAGTCAACCGGAGGATGTATCGCAAGTGGTTGAAGAGCGAGATTAGAAGGCAGGCCGCGAATGTGCGTTGGTGGGGTGCGAACCGTACCAGTTCAACGCCTGTGGCTGTACGACGATCTACGAATAATGATAATGCAAAAGTCATGCAAAAGCTATGCAAAAAGCCCATGCAAAAGCTATGCAAAAAGTCCATGCAAACGGGTATGCAAAAAAAAGATGAAAATACATCCATAACCACAGAATCGACAAGCACTTACGTGGAAGGTGTTAGTGAAGGTGTGGATGCAAAACACATGCAAAGTCGCGATGCAAAAGGGATGCAAAGTCGCGATGCAAAAGGGATGCCTTCTCTAACTAATAGCTATATAGAGCCATATAGATCAGGCTATAGCGGTTATATTGGGGAGAATAGTGCGGGCGCGCGCGAGGCCCAACCGCCATTGCCCGATTTACACACAACACCGAACCGCGAACCGCTTGACGGCCCTGTCCCGATGGCACCGATTCTCAAGCAGTCCCTGGACAAGCTCGCCGCCACGGTGGAGGCGCAGACGCGGGACTTGGATGACGCGGGGGGTACGCTCGCCGGACTGACGGGTAACAAGTCGTTCGCCGGTGACGGATGGGCGCGCCGGTTGAAAACGATTCAGGGTGACGTATGGGGCCGCGAGCAACTGGGTGAACTCATCGAGCGGCTTCACAAGGACACGAACCCAACATTAGCGGCTGGCCGCGGGAGTGACTTTATCGCGAAGCCATCCCATTTTGCCGCGCATGAACTCAAACGTATCCGGGTGGAAGTGGAGCGGCGAAAGGGGGCGCAATGATGTGGGTACATCTACCCTCAACGTGTTGTCCGTATGCGCCGGCTCCGGGATGTTCGACGTCGGATTCAATCTGGCGTGCCCGGGCGCTCGAACGGTCTGCTACGTCGAACGGGAAGCCTATGCCGATGAAGTCCTGGCTTCGCGCGTGGAAGACGAAGCCCTGGATGATGCGCCTGTTTGGACGGATCTCCGAACCTTCGACGGCCGACCGTGGCGTGGAATCGTGGATTGCGTCATTGGCGGAATCCCGTGCCAGGCTCACTCGGTCGCCGGTAAACGACTTGGGGCGGCGGATGATCGAGATCTATGGCCGGACATGCTTAGACTCATTGGCGAGATTGAACCCGGGCTGGTGTTTATCGAGAACGTCCCCGGAATTGTTTCCACCATCGCCGGACGAATTATCCGGGATCTCGAAGATGCAGGTTATTGCGTTGCGCCAGGACTTTTCAGCGCGGCAGAAGTTGGCGCAAGCCATAAGAGGGAACGCCTCTTCATACTCGCACTCGCAGTGGCAGACGCCCACCTCGAACGGGAAAACCAAACCCTCGGACGGAACCGGCCAGAGTCTTATCGACCAAGCGCGGACGTTTCCGAACTGGCCGACTCCCCGTGCCGAGGACTCGGAGTGTTGCGGGAATCATCCGAACGCGATGGACAGCCTGACGGGAGCCGTGAAGATGTGGGGCACGCCACGAGTGACGACGAACGGAGGGATCCCGTGCCCGGAGCACACGGGCAAGGGGTCGAGGCTGGAAGACCAAGTGGCGTTGTGGCCGATGCCCATGGCGGGCACGAAGACCCGGACGGCCCAGGGTGGTATCCAACTCCACCAAGCCGTAGACAACTGGCCAACGCCCCGTGCCAGTGCCAACGAGAACCGGACGACGAGACGTGCGCCGAGTCACGGCCAGGACCACGGGAAATGTCTGGCGGCGGAAGCGGCGGAATTTCATCCTCGGGATTTTATCTCCCACTATTTGCCCCAGGGCCAAGTGATGGACAATGGGTTCGTTGTCTCGAGCACGCGCCGGAGGTTGAACCCGCGCTTTGTCGAGTGGCTGATGGGCTGGCCACTGGGGTACACGCACTTCGATTGTCCCTTACCGGAAATGGAGTGGTCCCATTGGCTGCGGCATATGCGTTTGTGTCTTTGTGGGCTGTTATCCAAGACGGAGGGCGTGAGTCATGAAACAGGTTGATGGTGGCACTCGGTTCAAGTTCAGGCCGATGCGGTTTGTATTAGCCCTGCACAGCGGCAAGCAGTGGCATGGTTTGACAAACGGAAAACTGGCGGCGGTGTGGGAATGGCTGTGTATGCGTCCGGACCGGCAGGAGATTTACAACTCACTGGTGGGTCACGGCTGCATTAACTGCTCGAATCCAGAGATCGGCTTTCCGTGGCCCTATCGCGAAATGGAGAATCGGATCGCCGAGGCGTTGGTAGACCACGTCATCACGGGGGATATTGACCAGTCCGTCATGATCACGCGGCCATGGCATGACCGTTTTTTCACGGCAACCGAAGACTTTTTGACCCGGCTTCGTGATCCTGTCCTCGTCAAACAATGGAACCGCGACCACCCGGGCGCCGTCGAGGTCTACGGCGTCTACCTCCAATTCTCGGAGTTGCGTCGCAAGTGGGAAGTAACAATCACCTACGGGTACGACGGGTCGGCGTGGCACCTTTACTTGTGTCGGAGAGACACGGACTTCGTTGGGGTAAAGGGGACAACGTTTCCTGTCGATGCGTCGAACCAGGAGTTTGACGAGCTCCTGCACAAGTGGATGGTGGATAACATGGTGGCGGGAAAACATGGGCGGAAGGGAACGGACGAGTGAGTTCGGTTGGCCTCGACGCGGACAGTAGGCGGATTGGGTACGCTCACATCGATCGCGGGGTGGTCACCGTCGGGCAGATTGAGCGGATGACGGCGAAGGGGTCGATGATGTTCGATTATGATCAGCGTTTGACTGCGTTGATGCGGAAGTGTCAGGAGGCGGGTTCGGTGGTGTACCTGGAGGACACGTATCTGGCTCCGGTGGGCAAGGAGGACCGGAACGTGCAGACGTTGAAGACCTTGTGCAAGGTGGCGGGAGAGATTGAGGCGTGTGCGCGGCGGCATCGGGTGCCGGTGGTATTGGTGACCGCGGGGGAATGGCGGGCGGCGGTGTTGGGCCGGACGATAGGGCGGGAAGATTTGAAAGCGATGGCACTGAAGCGGGCGTCGATAGCGACGGGCCGCAGGGATCTCAGCGAACACATGGCGGATGCCGTTTGCATTGCCCAGTACGGCGCGATGCAGGAGGGCACATGATCGACTTGGAAGGGCTGCAGGCGACTTTAGCAAGGCAAGGATTGCAGATCGAACGCCTGGAGCGGGAGATAGTGCGGATGCGGCGCAAGGAGGCGCGCCGGGATTCTGGGCAGCCGGATGGGGAAGTAAATCGACAGTGGGACCGAAAGTTGGTCAAGACGACGGCAGGCAATGGAACTATCTTGGAGGAGTATGTAATGACGCCGCAGGAGCAGGAGGACCTTGAGGGCGGGGTGGTAGTGGGTGGACCTGACAAAGACAAGATTTGCATGGTGTCCGCGATGCAGGAAGAGTATATCCGGCTGCTTTGTCACGGTGAACCGAAAGACTTTTCGTCGTCCGACACAAGAACCGGGCGGAGTACACCAGAAGAACCAAATGGGAACAAACTCCGGGAAGAATCCAATAGCGAGGCCCGGAAACAACTGATGGCGATTCGTGCGAAAGACGATCCGGTGCTGGCGCCGTCGCATTACATGGTTCGGGTGCCGATTTCGTTGCGGGACGTGGTGGTGGACGGTGAGCGGCGGTTGGCGTTGGTGGAGTGCCGGCACGTGGTGGATGCGTTGGAGGTGCGGCAGTATCACAATGCGGCGAAGGCGTTCGAATATCTTTGGCGCGCGGGCCGGAAGGATGAGTTGTTGCAGGATCTGCGCAAAGCGCACATGGTACTCGGATTTGAAATTGAGCGGTTGGAGTTGAACACGGCGAAAAACATAGAGGTGTCGAAATGATGAGTCAGGGCGAGTACGCGCGGTGGATGTATGATTTATGCCTACAGTGCGGGCAGAGCATTTACGGGGAGAAGGCGCCGAGTCCGGCGTATGCGATGCGCACGGCGCGGCTATTGTTGGGGACCGCGGCGCAAGAGGGGTGGACCTGGGAGCGGCAGCGATCACCCGCTTGGTCCGGGAACGTCGGCGGGTTCAGCAAATGGCAAGTGGAACGCGGGTCGATATCGGATTCGCTGATGTACCTGCACACGCATCCTGCGGTGTTGTCGCGGGCTACTACGTGGCTGTTCGACGATCCGCATGCGCCGACATCCTGGCCGTCGGATATGAGCATGGACACGCTGTTGTGGTCGATGCGGCTGAATGACAACGACCGGATCGGGGTGTTGTTTTGCCGCCTGCATTATCTCCGGGTTCCCAAACCAATTCCAGATAGTCTGGCGGACCAGGCCCATTACTATAAAGTCTTCTACAACACGGTGGCGGGTGCGGGCACCGAGGCAGGGTACATCGAGAACTGGAACCGGTTGTGTGCGGCGTGGGTGGAGGACGTCAAAATGGGAAGTATGGGAGGGATGGGATAAATGGGACAGACGAAGATAGATTGGGCTACGCATTCATGGAATCCAGTGACGGGTTGTGACCCTGTGTCTGCTGGATGCGCCAACTGTTACGCCAGGCGGATGGCGTTGCGGTTGCGTGGGCGATGCGGGTATCCGCAGGAGAATCCGTTTCAGGTGACGTTCCATCCCGATAAGTTGGATGAGCCGAAGGGCTGGAAGAAGCCGGCGCGGATCTTCGTGTGTTCGATGGGCGACTTGTTTCACGACGATGTTCCGTTCGCCTGGGTAGTTCGCGTAATCCGCGTAATTGCGGGAAACCCCCGGCATCGTTTTTTGATCCTGACCAAACGCCCCGGTCGGATGATGCAATTCTTCCGGGAGCGGTGGCGTCCGGATATCTACGAGGAGTTTACGCGGGGCGGTCAACACCACAGCCGGCCCAATCTGTATTTACGCCATAAAGGGTGCAGGGAGTGCCGGTACCATTTTTTGGGGTGTCTCAACGGTAGAACGGAATGGAAGGACAAGGCAGTTACTCCCAATTTTAGATCCTCCGGCCACAACGATTTCTTCGGATGTCCCGATTGCCTTTGTGACGCCTTTGAATGGGGGCTGCATTCCGAGGATCACGGCGTTGCGGTGGAAATGGATACCGGCGAAATCTCGGTTCGTAACGAGGACTGTATCGGCGGATTCCCCGGCCCCCTGAAAAATCTCTGGTTGGGTTGTACGGTAGAGACCCAGGCGGCCTGGCACGAACGGCGCGATGATTTTCTGGGCATTGGGTTGATCCAACCCGGCATTCACTTGTTTCTGTCCTGCGAACCGCTTTTGGATCGGTTGGATCTGGATCTGTCCGGGATCGCGGAGGGCATTTCCTGGGTAATTGTTGGCGGGGAAACGGGGCCTAGGGCGCGTCCGATGCAACTTCACTGGGCCGCCGGCATCCGGGACTACTGCCAGAGCGCCAATATCCCATTCTTTTACAAGGGTGCCGGGACCGCCACCATGCCGAAGTCGGACTCGGGGTACCACAAACTTTATTTTCGGCACTGGACCTCCGGGCGCGACCCCAAGTCGGAGTACCACGAGCTCCCGGAGGACCTGATCCTGTGAGTGGGTTCGGTGACAAAACGATAGTACCAATGGAAGCGGATGCCGGTATGACGACGAAGACGACGCGGGTGAATTTCGGGACGCCGGACAGGCCCGTGCTGCTCACGGCGGATAATGCGGCGGAGGTTGCGTTGACCATCGGCCAGGCTCTGCTGAAAGGCAGAAAGAGGAATCCGTATGGCGGGTCTCGGGACGTGGTGCGTCAGGGTTGGCGGACGCCGGCGGCGCTGTGGGCGGTTATCCAGGAGCGATGGGGGCCGTTTGGGATTGATGGGGCGGCGGATAAAGACAACACGTTGTGTAATGCATGGTGGGGGCCTGGCAGCCTTTCGCGTGAGGATGCGCTGTCCGAGCGGCCATGGAGTCGGGAGCGTTGGATAGGGAAGGTGTTCATCAATCCTCCGTTTGCGCGGACGGCGGAGTTTGTGAACCGTGCGCGATCTGAGGTGTCCGGAACATGGGATCACGAGGCACTGGCGTATACGGCCGACGTGGTGTTTCTGATTAAGGTCGCTACGGGAGAATTATGGTGGAACTGGGTTCACGAGTATGCGGACAGCGTGACGTTTCTGAGTCCGCGGGTGAATTACGATCCGCCGGTGGGTGTGGATCGGAAGTCGGGTTGTTCGTTTGGGAGCGCGGTGGTGGTGTTTAGGCGGTGGCAGGTGACTCCGGGGGTTGCGCGGTACGGCTGGCTCCGTTGGCGCTGCAACACGGTCGGCGTGCCGTCCTGATTGAGTTGAAGGCGGAATACTGCGACCTGATACGGAAGCGGATAAGTGGCGTGCAAATCAAATTGTGTTAAGGAGTGTGCGGAATGGATAATCAACGAGAGAATCTACGCGCGATTGTTCGGGGCGCGTACGACGTGCAGAAGCTCAGGGTACAGATGGGCAATCGGATCGTGGGCAATTTCAAGGTGAAGTTGGGGCAGAATCCCGGCAAGACCGAGGATGACGAACTTGACGCGGATGGCAAGCGCATATTGATGGATCTGCGGGCCAGCTACAAGAAGATCACGGATGGCGTGACGACGTTCCCGCGCCAGGGGCATTTCAAGGGGGATGGCGTCATAAGCAGCTACACGGAGTTGTGTTTGCTGGCGCAGTATCTCGACTTGGAGAAAAGCGAAGCGCAGCATTTCAGGCGGCTCGGGAACGTGCTGGGCGAGTACCCGATCTATGTCGAGTTTTTGGAGGGAGTCCGGGGGATTGGGCCGGCCATGGCTGGCGTGATTGTCTCGGAGATCGATATTGGGAAGGCGCGGCATCCGTCGAGCTTATGGAAGTATGCGGGGATCGATGTGGGTCCGGATGGGGCGGGCCGAAGTCGGCGCGAGGAACATATGGTGGACGTGGAATACGTGACCAAGGACGGGGACACGAAGGTTCGGAAAGGAATCACGTATAATCCGTTCTTGAAAACGAAATTGATGGGGGTGTTGACGTCAAGTTTTCTTCGCGCGGGCGACAACAAGTACGCGGACATCTACAATGGCTACAAGACGCGCCTTGAGAATCATGCGGTGTACGGGGTCGCGAACGATGCGGCGAGGATCGCGGAGTTCAAGGAGGTGAAGAAACAGAAGTACGGGCCTAAAGGGCACCGGCACAACATGGCAATGCGGTACATGGCGAAACAGTTCCTGGTGGACCTTTACGTGGCGTGGAGAACGCTGGAAGGGCTTCCGGTGAATGTTCCGTATGCGGAAGCGAAACTTGGTATGAAGCACGGAGAATAGCCACGATCTGTAAGAAAACCAGTGAGTCGGAGCGGGTCATGCGGTTGAAGAAAACCAGCAATACCGAGCGAGTCATAGAGGGAAAGAAAACCAGTGAGTGCAAGCGAGTCATGGAGGTAGAGAAAACCAGAGAGATGGAGCGGGTCACGGATGTCAAGAAACCCGGCATGTCGGAGCGAGCCAGCAGGAAAGAGAAAACCACGGCATTGAAGCGGGTCAGGAAGGAAGAGAAAACCAGCAATGGCAAGCGAGCCAGCAGAGGTGAGAAAACCAGTGAAGATAAGCGAGCCAAAGGCTGTGAGAAACCCAGCGGAACGGAGCGAGCCAGACGTGTGGAGAAACCCATTGAATCGGAGCGAGTCAGGAAAGTTGAGAAACCCAGCGGCACGGAGCGAGCCAGGCATGACGAGAAAACCACGGAGTCCAAGCGAGCCATGCGTTTCAAGAAACCCAACATATTGGAGCGAGCCAGGTGCGTGGAGAAAACCAACAAAGACGAGCGAGCCAGAAGGAAAAAGAAAACCAGCAATGGCAAGCGAGCCAGAAAATGCGAGAAAACCAGTCGGTCCGAGCGAGCCAAAGACTCCAAGAAACCCAGAAAAGCGGAGCGAGTCAGGCTTCTGGAGAAAACCAGAGCAACGGAGCGGGTCAACGCGATGAAGAAAACCACAGAGTCAAAGCGAGCCAGAAAATGCGAGAAAACCAGTATCCGTGAGCGAGTCAGGAAATGAGAGAAAACCACAATCCCGAAGCGAGTCAGGATTGGAGAGAAAACCAGCAATGGCAAGCGAGCCAGGTAATCCAAGAAAACCAGACCGTCCGAGCGAGCCATGCAAGTAGAGAAAACCACGTGACGTGAGCGAGCCACAGGGTCCAAGAAAACCACACGGTGCGAGCGAGCCAAGAAGGAAGAGAAAACCAGTCGCCCTAAGCGAGTTGAACTGAGTGAAGGAGCATGAACATGAGAATCGATAAGGGAACGATACCGAAGGGGTTGGGCGCGAAGGCGGGTAGGCTGAGCAAACGAGAGGCGGTGTTTGCGCTGGGGGTCGAGGAGGCGGCGAGAAAGGCGGGGTATACGCGGCCGACGCAGAGTGTGGAGAAGTTGATGCAGACGCCGCGGGTAATGGCGGCGCTGGGTCACGTGGAGGATATTACGCAGGTGGCGGATGTTCCGGCGCGGCTCCGGCAGTTTTGGTGGGGAATCATGAGTAGTAGTCGGCGGGGGTTGGTGATACGCATGCAGGCGGCGGATCGTCTGGCGAAAGTTTATGGCATGTTCGACCGGGAGCATAAAGGGGAAGGTCCGGGGATGTTGCTGCAAATCATGTCCGACAATGGGGCGCATGCGGAGATTACGAAGTTGAAGGTCGAACTTGGGGAGATGCGGCGTGAACTGGATGCGGCGCGGTGGCAATTGGGTGTTGGGGTGGACGCGCGGGCTGTGGGGACGGACACGGAGGGGAAGGGATGATGCCCGAACTCCCAAGGTCGGTTACCCAGGCGCTGCGCAATCCGTGCAACAACAAGCGACCGCCCGTGCCCCCTGAGATGGTGGAGGCGGCCACGCGGGCTATATGCGCCGGTGTGGACCGTCGCCGCGCCCACATGTCGGACGCGCTACGCCAACTGGCCGACGAAGAGGCGCGAGACAGTATGCGCAAGCGCAAGCCGATGGACGAAGCGCCTAGCGTGGACGCCATGAAACGCATCGGCCAGTACATCAAGAAGGTGCGGCTGGAGCGCAATCTGACACAACGCGCTGTGGGTAAAGCGGCGGGATGTGCAGGCCACAGCATAGGCAATATTGAGTGCGGACGCGACTGCGGTATCAGGGGTTTGATCCGCGTGTGCCGGTTCCTGGAAATAGACCCACGGGATCTGCCGTGGGGAGGAAAGGTATGAGAATATTTGGGTGGAGGGACTACAACCTGCGATTCTTCGAGTGGTTCGGACTGATGATCCATGACCGGTGGCCTGACATATTGGTGGCTCTTTTTCTTGCCGCGTCCATCCCCATCGTTGTTCTTGGGTTTGTACTGACATACATCGAGATCGTCGGCTGCCTGATTCAGATGTGGAGGGCTAATGGCTGAGCCGGTATTTCTGGATTTCGACTTGGAGGAGATTCCGCGGAAGCGGTTGTTTGTTCCTCCGCCTACGGTGAAGGCGTTTCAGGCGGACGATTCGTTTGTGCGGGTGATCATGGGGCCGATCGGTAGTGGTAAGTCGGTGGGGTGTGTGGCGGAGATCTGGAAGCGCGCGGCGCAAATGCGCGCGGACCGGCACGGGATACGGCGGTCCAGGTGGGCGGTTGTGAGGCAGACGTATCCGGAGTTACGTTCGACTACGATCAAAACGTGGAACGAATGGAGCGGGGGCGATGTGGTATATGGGGCGCCAATCACGACGCATGTGCGGGCGTTGCTCCCAGACAACACGATGGCGGATCTAGAAGTCTTGTTCCTGGCGATGGAGTACGCCAGGGATGTGCGCAAAGTGCTGTCGTTGGATTTGTCCGGGGCTTGGGTCAATGAACTAATTCAGATCGAGGAGGATGTGCTGATGGGCATCCAGGGGCGCCTTGGCCGGTATCCCCCGTTATTGCATTTCGAGGACGATCCACAGGTCCGGGCC